TCCTAAATTTGCTGGTAAATCAAAAGAGAAACGTAAACAAATGGCTCTTGCTGCTTACTATGCTAACCAACGTAATGAAGAAGCGATTCATGAAGCCAGAGCTACTTATACTATTAAAGATAGTGAAGGTAATATAAAGCATGCCGGAACAGATAAAGACATTGCTTATAAAACACATAAGTCTTTGAATACAAAAGAACTGGGTCATAAACTTTATAAAAATGGGGTATCTTGTTTAGCTGAAGAAGTTCAACAACATGAACTTAAACGTATTCATAAAGAATACTTGTATCATAAATCTAGACCAACTGCCGATGTGCTTAAAACACATAAAAGTTTACATAAAGTTCAAAGTCAAAACTATAGTGTTGCTGAAATGGGTGGTAAAGAAGGATTAATTTCTGATATTATGCATGATGCTCATGGTAAAACTAGAATGGCGGCATATCATTCTTTATCTTCTAAACACAAAAAAGCTTTATCAGAAGAAACTCTTGACGAAATCTCAAAAGAAGCAGTTTATGTTGAAGAAAGTCGTGCTGAATCTGGTGAACTATTTAAGAGTTTAGTAGATAAAGCACATGCTGCTTCAGAACGTGGTGATCATACCCAAGCTAAGAGACATTTATCTAATGCGCAAACTGCGCGTTATGGTATTACATCAGCTAATATTCCAAAACATAAGAAAAGCTTTGACAAATATAAAGAATTAAAACACTCATATACTAACTATGATGACCATGTAAGAGAAGAGACTGATTTAGAAGAAGCTCACAAGATTAATGACAGAGTAGAAATTATTAAGGGTTCTGCTAAAGGTACCACTGGTCGTATTGGCGAAATCCGTCATGGCGCTTTCAAAGGTGCAGCAAAGACTTATACAGTATATCACGGTGAACACGGTGCTACTCAAGTTTCTAAAGAACATATTAGAAAACTTAAAGAAGAAGTTCTTGATGAGATCTCGCAAGAGACTAAAGTGTCATATATTAACAAAGCATCTAAAGATATTACTGATAGACGTGCAAAAGAAAAAGAAGCTCTTTCAGATAATGGTACTAAACGTAAGAATTATCCAGAGTTTAAGAATTATATAAAGAAAACAGATAAAAGAGAAAAGATGGTTAATAAAATGTCAAACGAAGAAGTTGAATTAGATGAAGCAACTTCAAAAGTTGCATCCGGTGAAATGTTTAAACATCACTTAGATAAAGCAACTGAAGCATCTAAGAATGGTGCACATAGTCGGGCTAAATATCATTTAGGAATTGCTAAAACTGCAAGGTATGGGATGAATACTAAAGCTTTAATGAAACATAAAGAAGCATTGGGCAGTTATAAAGAATTAATGCACAGCTATACTAACTCTGACGATCATGTTAGAGAAGAAGTGGAACCAATTGATGAATTGTCTAAAGATACATTATCTAGTTATGTTAAGGCTGCCTCTAAAGATGCCGAAGATGCTGGACGTGACCAAGAACATTATGGTGCTCAATCTGACTATGATAGAGGTAATAAACGCCAAAAAGGTATTTCTAAAGCTGTAGATAAGTTGACCAAAGAAGAGGTTGAACCAATTGAAGAATTGTCCAAATCTACATTAAAATCATACCGAGATAAAGCAATAAAACATATGGTCGATAAAAAAGCTGAGCTAGGTATGAGAATGGGCACTAAAGCTGATTGGAAGAGAATTCGTGGTATAGAAAATGCTTCAAGTAAAATTGGCAGCAAGGGTACTAGAAATGAATCAAAATCACATGATGTTATTAAAGCCAAATTAGATGATATCAATCGTAAGCCAGAATCTAAATCTCCTGCACAAAAAAGAGCAGAAGCAGAAAAACAGACAAAGGAAAAAGAAATGAAAGAAGCAGTGGATACCATTAAGAAAAATGAAAAAGGAGATGTAATCTCATTCAGTCATGAAGGTGATTGGGAAAAATCATCAACTAAAAATGGTGGAGCTAGAGGCAAAGGTAAAGCTTCTCATTTATCTGATGTTGGTCTTAAGACTATTAAAAAATTAAATACAGAAGAAGTGGAAGAGTTAGATGAAGGTTTAGCTCCAGGGTATAATCATTATAAAGTAGATGGTAAATATATACGTGATAAGAAAACATCAAAACCTCATGAGAGTGATGAAGCCCATGGAGAATGGATTAAGGGGTTTAATGATGCGCGTGATTCACACGTTAAAGCTGTAGTTGCCGCTAGCAAAAATGGACCTGGTAAATATCATGGTCATACAGTAAAGGTTGCAAAAAGAGGGGTTTATGAAGAAGTTGAAGAGTTAGATGAATTGTCTAAGGATACATTATCTAGTTATGAAACGAAAGCACGATACGCTGCTCTTAAACACAATCTGGTGGCTGACTTACGTTCACAAGGTGCAGATTACTATGGCGCAGGACAACATAAAGCAATGGCAAACAAACGTACTGTTGGCTACAAAAAAGCATTTGCAAAATTAAATAAGGAAGATACAATGTTAACATATTCAGAATTCATGGCTCAATTAGAGGAAGGCAAAGCAGATGACCTAAAAGATAAGTTAGCAGCTGATCGTGAAAATAGATTAAACAATTACGACTATAGTAAAGAAAAAGATAAAAAGTCTAATAAGACTATAGTTAAAGGGCATAGTTATGGTGCAGGGGATGAAGAAGAGGAAGGCGAGGACGATGTTAAAACGGCCAAACCAGAAGCAGTAAAACGCGGACGTGGTCGTCCAGCTGGATCAAAATCCGGCGCTAGAGTTTAGTATAAATATAACAATCAATAAGGAGTAACAAACATGGCTTTATTCGGAAGAACAGATACTTTGGAAGCATCACCAAAGTTTATTACAAGAAAGGCAACATTCGACGCTCAAGCTGCAGTTAGCTCAAGCGGCGATACAATTGACCTTACTAACTCAAATACAAACTTTGCTACAGGTGACGGTGTTGTTTACACTGGTGCTTCTGGTATTGGTTTAACACAAGGCACTGCTTACTATGTTAGGAAAGTAAATGCTGGTACAATTCAATTGACACCAACAGAAGCCGGTGCTAAAACTGGTGCTACTGGTGTTAATCTTACAGCTGGTGCTACTGGCGCAGTAGGTAACTTACAACGTAACCTAGAAGGTAATGAATCTACTGGTGCTACTGGTGTTGGTGATCATAACTACAACGGTAAAGAATTAATATTTGTTGATGCTAACGAAGCTGCTCAACCAGAAAATCGTGCACGTGGACTTAAACACGTCGGATGGTGGTTATATCGCACATGGACAAATGCAGATGGTTCAGTTGCTCACCATGCAGAAAACGTAGTTGCAATGGGTGCATACTCAGGTGCTACCGGTGCTGGTACATACCAAGCTCAAACTGGTGACAATGCTGCCGATGATACATATGTACTTGATTCAACAGTATCTATTACAGTTCAACCTGCAAATAGATCAGTTGTTGCCCCAGCAACAGCAACATTTAGTGTAACTGCTACATTAACCGGTGCTGGTGCACTAAATTATCAATGGCAAGTTCAACAATCAAGTGAATCAGGCACTACTTGGACTAATGTTTCCTCTGGTACAGGTGGAACAACTGCATCTTACACTACCGGCGTAACTGCTGTTGCTCCTGGATCTGGTGCAACTAATGGTGATAAATATCGCGTAATAGTAGGTAGTTCAACTGCTAATACTGATGTTACATCAAGCACAGCAACATTGACAGTAACTGTGTAATAAAACAAAGCCAGGGTAGAAATACTCTGGCTTATTTTTGATATGGATAATATTATTACTGAAGATAACTTTTTGTTACATGCGATGCATCATTATGACAATTCGCAGTGCACTAGTATCATTGAATTTGAAGAAGATCTTAAACGTTTTTTATATTTAAAGAAATTATTCTATAGATATAAAACAAATAACGATCTTAAAGAACGATTAATATTAAATCATATTATTGTTCTATTTAATTTATTTGGTGACATGACTTCTAAGATGCTATTTTTAAAAATAGATGATGATTCTTGGGGTGCATTAACCACATTTTTAGTTTATCTAGAAAGAATGCCGGAAACTATCCCGGAATATAATGTTAAACTTTCTAATATTCAACTTGATGAATTCATTATAAAATCATTACGGGAAATTTAATGGCAAGAATTGTTGATAATTTAATTGCATATAGAATATTGACTATGTTGGTTACTCCATTTGAAGAGACTCCTGCATATAAGTTAGGTATTATAGATAAAGATGGACATAATTTAATTAAGTCATCTAAGTTATCTACATCCGAGCAAAAAGATTCATATTCATATCTTAATAGATTGGTGTTTAATATTAAAAAAATCATCAATAAATTACCTGGTTCTGAGAGTAAAATACGTAATCTAATTGCAGCTTTTTGGTTAGTTAAAGAATCATATGAGAATAAACAATCAATTGTATTAAAAGAAGATGTGATTAAATTAATTAGATTGTTGGATACTGTTACATTAGTTGAAGAAGAATTAATAGTTAGAACTTTCTTAGAGAAGGTAGAATTAGAAGAAGATGGTGAAGGTGGTGCACCAACTAATTCAACAGGTCCTGCTGTATCCACTGATATACCTGTACCAAAGAAAAAAGATATAGATAAATATAAAAAGAATAACGCAGGATTAATATCCATGTCTCGTAGAGGTAAACCAATATAATGTGGATTTTTCATTTTATTCCTGACGCAATTTTACATTTATTTGTTCTTACTGTATTGTTTAGTGGATTAGGGCTATATGTCCTAGGAATGTTTATTTACTTCATTCCACCTGCAATCCCATTTAAAGAACCAATTAGATTTTTAGCAACAGTATTAATGGTGGCAGGGGTATATTTTTATGGTTCATATGATACTGAAATGTCATGGCGTGAAAAAGTTAAAGATCTGCAATTAGAACTTGCCAAGAAAGATACTGCTTCAGCTGAAGTAACCACAAAAATTATAACTAAATATGTTGATAAAGTGAAAGTTGTTAAGGAGAAAGGCGATGTTATTATTAAAGAAATACCAAAATATATTACTGAAAAGTCTGATGCTGAGTGTAATATCCCTAAATCTTTTGTCGTGCTCCATGATAGTGCCGGTAAAAATGAAGTTCCCAACCCCGCCGGAAGAATTGATGAAACCCCCTCCGGCCTTAAACTCTCTACCACCCTCGAAACAGTAGTTGGTAATTATAATTTATATTATGAAACAGCAGAACAATTAACAGCCCTACAAGAATGGGTAAAATCACAAGAGAAAATCTATAATGACCGTTGAAACTCAAGTAAAAGTATTAGAAACCATGGTATCAAAAATAGAAGTTTCTATTGAAAAATTAACTCAAGTTAGTACCGATGTTGGAAAACTATTAGCTGTACACGTTGAACGCATAAATACAATAGAAAAGGTTAATGATCGAATGGACAATGAAATTAAAGAAATACATTCTCGCATTACCACCACCTCTAGAGAGATTTGTGATAAAATAGATAAAATGGAACAAGCAATTGAAGATAGAATAAAAGAACATGAAGAAGTTTCTTCCTATCAAAATAGTAAAATTCTAGATCAGCATTTTAGCAATATAAGAGATATATCTGCTAGATTAGAAATATTGGAAAATTGGAGATGGTTAATCATTGGTGGTGCTGTAGTGGTAGGTTATTTAATATCAAACATTAAAGCATTTATATAACTTACCGGTCCCAATAAAGATATAATATCATTAAAAATAATTAAAGTACAATTTATTTTCGCAAATATAACTGTACTTTAATTCATAATTAGTATATAATGGACTCTTAATGGAGATCTATTAATGCTATACATAGACATAAAATATGTCAGTTTAATTTCTTATAAACTAAGAAACTTCAAACAAAAATCTCAAAACTATTGGAACTTCTCTTGCCCTATTTGTGGTGATTCAAAGAAGGATCAACGTAAAGCCCGTGGATATGTATTGGTGCATAAGAATATTCTTATGTATAAATGTCATAATTGTGGTTTATCATGTAACTTTGGTAATCTATTAAAGAGAATAGATGCCAATCTTTATTCTGACTATGTGTTAGAACGCTATAAAGAAAGTCCTTCAAAATATGTTGACCATGCAAAGTTACCGGTTGATATCATTAAACCCCCTGAAGTTGAATTGTTAGATGATGTATTGGATGGTGCCCAACGAATTGATACATTACCAATCACACATCCTGCATTAGCATATATAATTAAAAGAAAGATACCAAGAGATAAATGGGATTTATTATATTTTGTTCCTAAGTTTAAGGCCTTCGCCAATGGGGTAAAAAAACAATTTAGTACATTAAAGGATGACCATCCTAGACTTATTATCCCATTCTTTAATGAACATGGTAAAGTATTTGCATTTCAAGCAAGAGCCTTTGGTGATGAAATGCCAAAGTATTACACAATTAAGTTAGATGAAAATGAGGAGAAGATATATGGACTCGATCGCGTGGATTTTAGCAAAAGGATATTGGTGGTTGAAGGACCAATTGACTCAATATTTTTGCCCAATTGTATTGCTGTATCAGGAGCAAGTTTTGATACCCCTACTATTAGGACTTTACTTACTAACGCTACTATAGTAATGGATAATGAACCTCGTAATAAAGAAATAGTAAAACAATTTGAAGGGTATATCAATTCAGGATTTACTGTTTGTATATGGCCTGATTCCGAAGAGAGTAAGGATATTAATGATATGATTAAATCCGGTAAATCACAGGAGGCAATTCTAGAAACTATAAATAACAACACTTATACAGGAATTCCTGCAAAACTAAGATTCAATACATGGAGAAAATGCTAATGCAAATAGATGATTGGAATGAAGATAGATTAGATGTTATTGGTCAGAATGGTAACGAAGGACTACATTATGATGAAAAAGAGAGTGAAATTTCATTGAAAAAGCCTAAAATATTGGTGACTGGAGCAACGGGATACATAGGATCGCATGTTTGTAGAGTGCTTTTTGAGCGAGGGTGGGAGGTTGTAGGATTAGATATTGACGACCAACAAAATGACGTTTCCACATATGTTTCTCGTTTTATTCATACAGATGTTAAACATATACGCCTTGAGGAACGATTTGATGCAGTAGTTCATTTGGCAGGATTAATATCTGTTGAAGAATCCATGAGATATCCTGCAGCATATTATAATACCAATCTAAATGGTACATTGAACCTCATATACCAAGATCTAACCGATCATGTCATATTTGCATCAACTGCAGGTGCATTTGACCCACAATCACCATATGCAAAATCTAAGATTGCAGCGGAAGATGTTATTAAAGAAAGATGTAAAGGTTACACTATATTTCGATTTTTTAATGTGGCAGGTTCAGATGGTATTAATTGTCAACAAGGTACATCAACTCATTTAATTCGTATTGCAGCTGAATGCGCTGCAAAAGTTAGAACTAATATGTTAATATATGGTGATGATTATGATACACAAGATGGAACATGTGTTCGTGATTATATTCATGTTGTGGATCTTGCAAATGCAATTGCCAATGCAATTCAAAATGGCCCTAAGAATACCGAATATGAATGTATTGGTTCCGGTAAAGGTTACTCGGTTAAAGAAGTAATTGATAAGATGAAAGCAGTATCAGGAATTGATTTTAAAGTTGATGTTGTTTCTCGTAGAGTAGGAGATCCTCCAATATTAGCAATTGATAATCAATTTGATGGATTAGATATTAAACATAACCTTGAAGATATGTGTGAATCTGCATATAAAATTGAATTGAAGAAAGCACATTGGTGGAATTAATTGTACTTTAATTATAAACTGTAGTATAATGTTATATATTGTAGAGAAGAGAGATATGATTTATGGGTATTGAAACCACTGAACATTATGATGAATATATTAGATATTTTAAACTAGCATCTAAACAACAAGAACTATGTAACCTTGGTAGTACATTACATAAAGATTCAGATGTTGATGATGACCTTATGCATCATGTGGAACTATATGATGTCGTTGAACGTAAATATGCAGGATTCTCTGCTGTTATTAATGATGCTTTTTATGGTTGGACAGATGCTCATCCATATTGGGATAAAATGCAAAGAGGTGATGTAACTTCTCAACGTAATGTTATTGCTAGAGATTGGACAGGAAAGCATACAGATTTTAAGTTAGCTGAATGGTTATACATATTCATTTTACATAGAGTATGTGGTTCAGCAATTAATTATGCCACAAAACCTTCCGGTTATTATAATACATTATTATGGCATCTCTATAAAGCCAAATCAATTGAAGAGATGACATCATTTGTTAATATGCATCCAACTCCGTTCTATACTTCTGTTGGATATCAATTTCCTTCCTTTCCTAGAATTCCTGAAGGGTCAAGATATAAACGAGGTGGTGATTACTATTTAACTGAATATGCACCAACATTGGCAAGAGAACTTGCTGAATGGTTGGAAAGTGGTGGTAAAAGAGACCTTAGAGAAATTGGTTCATTTATGTTAGAATGGAATACCGCACACGGTCTTAGCCAATATCATTTTCAATATGCAGCAACAATTGCTGATATTGCTGATTGGTATCCTCAATATGTAAATAGAGATTCTTTTTTCTATTATGGTAAAAATGCAATTGAATGTATTTCATACCTTGCTAAACCCACCACTAAAATGAAAAAAACAGAGTTCTTAGATGGTGTTATGATGAAGATATATGATGATACCAAAGCATATCCATATAATGCAGAAGATGTATGTTGTGACTACATTAGATGGGTGGAAAATTATGTTAGACCTGGATATGATTATAACCATTTAGATTATGATAATGTTTGGTCTTCATGTAAAATTAAGAATCATCCATTTGGTAGACAAAAAGCAATGTTAGATTTAGGATTAGTTAAGACATTTAATATGATGAAATCCCACCCTTCAGATGATGCAATTATTAGACAGGCAGGATTATCCGTAGAGGAATATAAAAACTTATGCAAAACACTTTAAAGGTAATTACAAATCCAATTGGTGGAGTACCTCAACTTAAGACTTCACATGTACTTGGTTGGGCATCTAATTGGGCAGAACAATTAGATGCAATAATTGACCATAAATGTTCACATAATATTATGAATGCATTAATTGTATATATAGAACATGGAGTAAACTTTAGTGGTACATTAAATCTATTTGGTGGAGCTAGTAAAGAAATATATGATCGAATCAATAGAGTTATGGCACATCCAAATGTTGTATCATTAGATTGGGATATCCCACCATGGGGAGAACAATTTAGAGGTAGAATTGGAAATGCAACTACATATGAAGGAATTACATCCCAATGGTGTGATGCATTAACTAAACGTATAAGTACCATTCCATCTCTTAAACAAGAACATTTACAAGGTATGAAAGGTATCACAATAGGTGATTCACATAGTACCGCATTCGCTGAGTCAGGTGATATTGTATTACGTGAGAATGGTAAAACATTATTTGGTACATTAAAACGTGGTTTGATTAACGAATTTAGAGGATTAACTCCATTCAATAAAGTAACTTTTTGTTATGGTTCAATTGATATAAGACATCATATATTACGTCATACCGATTTTAATCTAGATGAAATGTTGGATGAATATGTTAAACAAGCTCAAGCAATAGGTAAAGAGTATGATTGTGATGTGGAATTTACCGCACCTGTTCCTGTAGAATATGAAGAACGTAGACTACCAAAGACAGGATATTTTAAAGGTACCCCATTCTTTGGTTCAAGGGAAGATAGATTTAATTTAACAATGAGATTCATTGAAGGATTAAAAGATAGAAATGTTAAAGTGATTATGCCACCTTATAATTGGTATACAATGAACCCTGAAAAATATGCAAAGGTGCATATGGAAAATGGGTCAAGTGTTCATATTTCACCAATATATTATAGAAGAAAAAATTGGGGAATTACTTATTTTGATTGATATATATTAAAGAAGCCATTATGAAAATAGGATTTACATGTTCAACATTTGATTTACTTCACGCAGGACATATTGCAATGCTTAGAGAAGCAAAAGAGCATTGTGATTATCTTATATGTGGACTACAATCAAATCCAAGTATAGATAGAAAAGAAAAGAATGCTCCGGTACAAACAATTGTGGAACGTCAAGTACAATTAGCTGCTGTAAAATTCGTTAATGAGATTATTGTATATGAAACAGAAAAGGATCTTGAAGACATCCTAGAAATGTTTCATATTGATATAAGAATTTTGGGAGATGAGTATCGTGATAAAGATTTTACAGGTAAAGATATATGTAAGAAACGTGGGATAGCTCTATATTTTAATAAGAGGGAACATAGATTCTCTTCCTCTTCATTAAGAAAATTAGTAATAGAACATTCAAAATAATAACAATTGTAGAAGGAAATTAAATATGGATATTACTCAAAGTATTCTGTCAGACATCACAGTTTTCAATAAGTACGCAAAGTATCTACCTGAAATTCAGCGTAGAGAAACATGGGAAGACTTATGTGATCGCAATATGGCCATGCATATCAAAAAATACCCACAACTAAAAGATGAAATTAAAAAAGTATATGCCGATTTTGTGATGACAAAAAAAGTATTACCTTCAATGCGTTCATTACAATTTGGTGGTTTACCAATTGAGTTGTCAAACAATAGAGTTTATAATTGTGCATTCTTACCTATTACACATGAAGACTCATTCTCGGAAACAATGTTCTTATTATTGGGTGGTACAGGAGTAGGTTACTCTGTACAATTACATCATGTTGCACAACTACCGATAGTTCAAGGACCAAAAGAAAAGACTAGACGTTTTCTTGTTGGTGATTCAATTGAAGGTTGGGCTGATGCAGTTAAAATATTAGTTGAAGCTTACTTTCATGGTAAATCAGATCCTATATTTGACTTTCGTGATATTCGACCAAAGGGTTCAAGATTAGTTACATCAGGTGGTAAAGCTCCAGGTCCTGACCCATTGAAATTATGTATTGAACATATTAGATCTGAATTAAATAATGCTATTGGTCGTAAATTAACATCATTGGAAGTACATGACATTCAGTGTCATATTGCAGATGCTGTATTAAGTGGAGGTATACGTCGTGCTGCCATGATTTCATTATTCAGTAAATCAGATATGGATATGTTGACTTGTAAATCAGGTATGTGGTGGGAATTAAATCCACATCGTGGTCGTGCCAATAACTCTATTGTATTGAATCGTAAAGATATCACTGAAGATGAGTTTGCCGATATATGGGAACGTATTCAAGCATCAGGAGCAGGAGAACCCGGGGTATTTTGGACAAATGATTATGAATGGGGTACTAATCCTTGTTGCGAAATTGCATTGAACCCATTTCAATTTTGTAATTTAACTGAAATCAATTCATCAGATATAGTTGACCAAGAAGATTTAAATGCCAGAGCAAGAGCAGGAGCATTTCTTGGAACCCTTCAGGCAGGATATACTGACTTTCATTATCTACGTCCTGAATGGAAAGAACAAACAGAGAAAGAAGCATTAATTGGGGTTGGTCAAACAGGTATTGCATCAGGTGCGGTATTACCTTTAAATCTAACTGAAGCAGCACATCAAGTTATTGAAGAAAATAAACGTATTGCAGGTATTATAGGTATCAATCCTGCAGCTAGAACAACAACGGTTAAACCTTCCGGTACTTCATCATTAACTGTTGGTTCATCATCAGGTATTCATGCATGGCATAATGATTATTATGTTCGTAGAATGCGCGTTGGTAAGAATGAACCACTTTATAGATATATGTCTGATAATATTCCTAATTTAATTGAACCATGTTTTTTTAAACCACATATTGAAGCAGTGATGTCCTTTCCTCAAAAGGCACCAAAGGGAGCCATCTTAAGAACTGAATCATTTATGGATTTATTGGAAAGAGTTAAACGTTTCAATATAGAATGGGTTCGTGCAGGACATAACTATGGTAATAATTATCATAATGTATCATGTACTATCTCATTAAAGAATAATGAATGGTATAGAGCAGGACGTTGGATGTGGAAAAATAGAGACCATTATACCGGAATCTCTGTATTACCATATGATGGTGGTTCATATAAACAACCTCCATTTGAAGATATTACTGAAGCAGAATTTAATGAAATGGTTGGGCATTTACATTCAATTGATTTAACTAAAGTAATTGAACATGATGATAACACCGCAGCAAGGGATGAAATTGCTTGTGCAGGTGGTGTCTGTGAGACCACGCAATAATTAATTATGTGGCACTTGTGGGCAAAAGCACTAGGAGAAAAAGCATCTAGTGACAATAGAGAAGCAGATAAGATTGCATGGATTAGAACTTGTATTGTTTTAGTATATGTATTAACTAACTTCTTTATTGTTGCAGGAGTTATCCATCATTGGTAATAATAAGAATAAGAGGTTAAAAATGGCAATTAGGTATTTCGAATGTGCACATTGTGATGCACGTGGTAAAATTATTATGAAGGATGAAACTAGAGTAGAAGATATTGTATGTTGTCCTGTTTGTGGTGGTGATATTTATGAGGAAGATGACATAGATAAGGATGAATAAATAGTCCCATGTGGACATATAACAATAATATAATAGAAACTCTTCCTGATGGATGTATTGGGTATGTATACCTAATTACAAATTTAATAAATAATAGAAAGTACATTGGGAAGAAGTTAGCAAAATTTTCAAAGACGTCAGTCAAAACTGTCACTCTTAAAAATGGACTTAAGAAAAAGAAAAAGATTAGATCAAAGATTGATTCTGATTGGATGACATATTATGGATCTAGCATTGAATTATTAAAGGATGTGGAACTATTAGGTAAAGATAATTTTACCCGTGAAATTTTATTTTACTGTAATTCAAAAGCAGAGTGTTCTTATATAGAAGCAAGAGAGCAGTTCACTCGAAAGGTACTTGAATCGACTGATTATTATAATGGGCAAATTTCTGTCCGTGTACATGGCTCTCATATTATAGGAAAACTATGATAAAATATCAATCTGTGTTTATGAGCGATTGGCATCTAGCAACAAAAGACTGTCAGGCTGAACCGTTAAATGAGTTTTTGAAGAGCTTTATTTGTAAGAAGTTATTTCTTAATGGTGATATATTAGATGCATGGCGTATAAAGCAAAACAAGTGGGTATGGTATCCATCACATACAAAAGTAGTTAAGTCAGTATTAAAGCATGCAAAGCATGGTACTGATGTGATATATGTAACTGGCAATCACGATGAGTTTATTAGACCTTTTATAGAAGGGGTATTACAATTTGGTGATATTAAAATTGTAAACAAATATGAGCACTTCGGTATAGATGGTAAACGATACTTGGTTATACATGGTGATATATTCGATGGCATTGGAACTATTGCCCCATGGTTAGCACATCTTGGTGATAAAGCCTATGACGTTATATTGAGACTTAATGGTCATTTTAATTGGATTCGACGTAAATTTGGATTTGGTTACTGGTCACTCAGTAAATATTTAAAGCATCAAGTTAAGGGTGCAGTTGATTTTGTATTCAAGTTTGAGATTAATCTTGCTGAATATGCAAAGAAAAACGGGTATGATGGTGTCATTTGTGGACATATACATCATGCAGAAATTAAAGAAATCGATGGAATCATTTATATGAATTCCGGTGATTGGGTTGAAAGTCGATCAGCACTTGTAGAACATAGTGATGGTAGATGGGAAATCGTATATGGGAAATAAATAATGAAACTTAAAAAATTAAATAGAAAAATGTATCTTGCTTGTGTTAGACATGATAAAAAAACACAAAAGAAATTATGGTTAAAGATATTACAAAAAAGTCTTAAACATAAAAAGACACAAATAACCCAATGATTATTTTAATGTTTATAACCGCCTTGACTTTGTCGGCAGTGGCAGCATATTATTCCATTATGGGTCTTACCGCAATATTCTCAGCAGCGGTATTACCAATTATTATAATGGGTTCAGTATTAGAAGTTGCTAAATTAGTGGTGGCATCATGGATATATCGTAATTGGAAAGAAGTACCAATTATGATGAAGTCATATTTTATTATGGCTTTAACTATATTGATGATATTGACTTCAATGGGTATATTTGGTTATCTATCCAAAGCCCATTTAGACCAAGCAGTACCAACAGGTGATGTTGCTGCTAAAATAGAATTAATCGATGAAAAGATAAAAGTTGAAAAGGAAACTATTGATGCTGCTCGTAAAACAATTATCCAATTGGATGCACAAGTTGATCAGACGATGTCGAGGACTGCAGGACAAACCGATGATAATGGAATTAAAAGATCCCTTGCTATACGTAAGAATCAATCAAAAGAACGCGCAACCATTTTTCAAGATATCCAAAAGGCACAGGGTAAAATTGCTACGCTTAATGAGGAACGTATTCCGATTGCATCGAACCTTAGAAAAGTTGAAGCGGAAGTAGGACCAATTAAATACATTGCAGCTTTAATATATGGTGATAATTTAGACCAATCATTATTAGAAAAAGCTGTTCGTATTGTTATATTAATGATTGTATTTGTATTTGATCCATTAGCTGTTCTTATGTTAGTTGCTGCCAATTGGAGTCTTAAACATAAAATTAAAAAAAATGAAGAATTAGATACTGAAGGTTGGGTATGGGAAGAACCTGAAGAACCTATAACTGAATCTGAGCAAGATCCTATTCCAACTCCACCAACCCCATCTTCAACCATAGAAGAAGATGTTAATCAACTGCAACAATCTCAAGTCACTATCAAAGAAATTCATTACGACTCTTTAGGCAGAAGAATGACACCCTAGTCATTTTAAGAGTAAATATAATTTAATAAAAGTAATAAATTAGTATCACTTTTATAATCTAAATTATATTAAATTATAAATAATCCATGGACTTTTTTAAATTAGTAGCGGAAGTAGGATTTCCAATTGCCGGAGCAATAGCGGCAGGTTATTTCGTTTTCCTTACTTTAAAGTTTATATTAGCGGGAGTTACCTCATCAGTTAAAAGTATGGGTAATATTATTTCAGGTTTAGATAAAAGAGTATCTGCTATGAATCATGATGTTATTAGAATAGATACTAAAGTAAGTCATGCACTTGGAATCCCACCGGATCTAGATCGTATTGCTAGAGCTGAACAATCAGATGCTAGGAGAGACTAATGAAATTTGTAGATTATTATATTGATTTAATGCCTGATGGATCTATATTAATAGATGAAGAATTAAAGGCAGATTGTTTAAACATATCAAATGGAGATTTGTTTAAAGCTGAAGTATTAGAGAATAAACTTATGTTTAAAAAACAACCACCTAAACTAATATGGGAGCAAAATTAATGGATGCCGTTGCATTAATTAATAAATACGGATTTCCTATTGTTGCTGCTGGTGGTATGGGATATTTAGTATTTTATGTTTGGACTTGGGTTACCACAGAAATTAAACCGGTTTTAAGTGAATCAAATAATGTCTTAATTCAATTGATTGATCGTGTGAGAATGCTTGATAACGATTTAATTAGATTGACACAAAGAGTGAATGTCGTATTATCAATAAGAGAAAAAAATAGCGATGTTCAAAAAAATAATAATACCACTAATTCTAGCGAGTAATGTTCAAGCAGCTGAATTAGATTTTGCATTTAAGTCCCCTTCATTTAGTGGAATTGGGTATTCTTCTCATATTCAAACTATTGAAAATACAGAAACATCTAGAAAACAATCCATAGATTCTGCAAGATTACAGGCAGCAAAGGATGCAGCATCCGCTTCAGGAAATACCAATTTACAAAAGTTTTTAAATAATTTTGAGAGTAGAGTATATGCCCAATTATCTACTCAATTGGTTAATAATTTATTTGGTGAAAATCCACAAAATAGTGGGACTGTTACTATTGAAGGTAATAAAATTCAATATACAAAATCAACAGATCAAATATCTATGACAGTTACAGATGCATTAGGTAATATAACTCAAGTACAAATACCTATTGGGACTTTAAAGTTTTAATATGAAAATATTAATGATATTATTAATATCTTTGTGTTGTATTGGATGTGTAGGTCCTGCTGTTAATTTTTCACAGGAAGATCCACATAATCTTAGAGTACCACAAAGAAAGCAAAAGACTTATATACCTGAACCAAGTAATGGTAAAATTGTGGTTGGAGTATATTCATTCACGGATAAAACAGGTCAAAGAAAAGATGGTGGTCAAATTGCTAAATTATCTTCAGCAGTAACCCAAGGTGGAGAAACCTTACTTATAAAATCATTGGAAGATGTTGGTGATGGTAAATGGTTTAGAATAGTTGAACGAATAGGACTTGATAATCTATTAAAAGAAAGACAATTAATTCGTTCAGCAAGAGAAGAAGCAAAAGATGTTACTTCTCTTAGAACAATGTTATATGCAGGTATGCTGATTGAAGGCGCAATTGTTTCATATGACACTAATATTAAAACCGGTGGATTTGGTATAAGATATTTAGGCATAGGACCTAATACACAATATCAAGAAGATATGGTTACAGTTAGTATTAGAGTTGTTAGTGTTAGTACAGGTGAAGTATTATTATCGGTAAATGCAGAGAAGAAGATACTTAGTGTTGCAACCTCTGTTGCCATATTTAAGTTTTATGATAGTGGTACTAAGAACTTTGAAAATGAAATAGGTGTTACCTCAAATGAACCAGGGGTCTATGCTTTAAAATCTGCTATTGATATGGCAGTTGAAGATATGATTATTGAAGGTGAAAAAAAGGGTATTTGGAAATTTAAACAAAAGGAGTAGGAAGCAATGAAAGTTAAAGTAATTACTTTCGCTATGGCTTCGTTATTTAGTATAAGTGCATTGGCTACCGATAGCGGTGGAAATTCAGTCTATATAGACCAAACAAATGCTGACAATTCAACTGTTAGTATTACACAAACCGGATCTAACAATACAATTGGAGATCCAAATAGTTTAATGGCTCCATCATTTGTGATTGATGGTAATAGTATGGCATTAACAATTGATCAGAATGGTATGAATAACTCCATTACCGGTAACTTTATTGGTGGTAGTTCCACTGCTACTATCTCTCAAGATGGTAACTCAAATGCCACAAATTTAAATATGGGTAATATGGGTACATCAACAGGAGTGTTAGGATTATCTATCACAGGTGATAATAATATCACAGGATTAAATATTGGTGTTACACATGATGCAGGTAATTATAATTATAGTGCAACAATAGTGGGTGGATCTAATACATTAACAAGTAATATTAATAGTAAAAATACCACAAATGCATTTAATGTAACAGGTAGTTCTAATACTATTACCACAACTCAGATTGGTGCAAATGGTACCACTCAAACAGGTGGACATAATATTACCACCAATGTTATTGGTTTAAGTAATAGTATGACAATTCTACAAGATGGGATTACCAATCCAAATAGTGTGACATTGAATGTTACGGGTTCTAATACTACTACTGCTATTATTCAACATTAATTCTTTTGCTTCGATAGGTAAAATTACCGAAGAAAAAGGATTAGGTGAAGTACAGCGATCAAAATCTAAGATCGATGCTCAACTTAATGTGGGCATTGAGTCTATGGATAACATATCAACAGGTAATGGCATAGTAGGTATTACCTTTCAAGATGACACTAAAGTTCGTATCACAGAACATTCAAAACTTACCATAGATGATTTTGTATATGACCCTAAATCTAAAGGTGCCGGTAAATTAGCACTAAAGGTTGCATTAGGAACTGTACGTTATGCATCAGGTAATATTGCACATGAAAATAATAAGAATGTGGCAATTAATACCCCAACCGCAACCATAGCAGTTAGAGGTACAGCATTTACCATGACAGTTGATGAGATAGGTCAATCACTTATTATTCTATTACCTAATATAGATGGATCCATTGGTTCAATAGAAGTATTAACCTCTGCAGGAATAGTGGTATTAAATAAACCATTTCAAGCAACATTCACCACAAATTCAGAAACTAAGCCATCAAAACCTGCAATATTGAATCTAAATGAATCAGCTATTGATAATATGTTGATAGTTAAACCTCCAAAAGAAATATTAAAACAATTAATTGAAGATAGTAAATCATCTAAAGGTGCATTGGATTTTACCGAGTTAGATAAGAATGATTTAGATGTTAAAGCGTTTAAAGATCCATATGCTAAGTTTGATGAGTTAAGTGTTAATTTATTGGATATTGATTATCTAACAAATGCTCTTGATAGTTTTGTATTGGCAACATTTGTGATGGGATATAATGCACTAAATCAAGTTTATATATTTGATAAACAAACATATTGGCAAGTAACTAGAAATACCACACAAAATGCCACAGTATTAATTAATAAAGATAAGATATACAATATTAATATAATACAAGATGGCACAAACATACAAATACAAAATGCTCAAGGTTCAGCAACAAACAATATATTCATTAAACAATCTAAATAGTATAAATATTAATTTAATCAATCGGAATTATTATGAAATACTTTTTAATTGCATTTTTAATGAGCCTAAGTATAACATCAACTGCAGGTATTACACAAAGTTGTCCACAGTTTACCATAAATGGTGCACCACAATATCAAGCACATCCAGGAGATCAAGAGATTTGTCATCTAAATTATGCGGTTATTCATCGTTGTGAAGTTAAAGCCCCAATAGCAGTATTTGAACATTTAACTATAGCCACTATGTCAGGTCCTGCTAAACGCAAAAATAACTTCCATTCAGATGCGTTAGTAACTCCAACATGTTCAGCAACATTAGCTGATTATGCTCTAGTTGGTAAAACTCATGATCGTGGTCATATGTCTCCTGCAGGTAATAATACATTAAATAGTGAAGTAATGAGTGAAAGTTTTAATCTTTCTAATATGGTTCCACAGGTTGCTAATAATAATCGTGGTATTTGGAAACAATTAGAAACATGGGAACGCCAATGGGCATCTGATTCAAGTACAGATTTTTATATTATTAGTGGTGGTATCTATGATGTAGGTGCACAGAAAATTGGTAGTGGTTTAGTTATCCCAACTCGTTTATATAAAATTATCATTGAGAAAAATAGTTATAAAGTCAAAGCATATTTGATGCCTAACATCGCTTTACCTGTGGCAGATCTATCTAAATATGAAACAACAATAACCGCGGTAGAAACCGCAACTGGTTTTAAATTTGGTTTAAGTAAATAT